GTAGGAGTGGGTGTAGGAGTGGGTGTAGGGGTCGGAGTGGGTGTAGGGGTCGGAGTGGGTGTAGGAGTGGGTGTAGGAGTGGGTGTAGGGGTCGGAGTGGGTGTAGGAGTGGGTGTAGGGGTCGGAGTGGGTGTAGGGGTCGGAGTGAGTGTAGGAGTGGGTGTAGGAGTCGGAGTGGGTGTAGGAGTGGGTGTAGGAGTGGGTGCAGTCGGAGTTGGGGCGGTAGGTGTGGGTGCAGTCGGAGTTGGGGCGGTAGGAGCGGTAGGTGTGGGTGCAGTCGGAGTTGGGGCGGTAGGAGCGGTAGGTGTGGGTGCAGTCGGAGTAGCTGTGGGGGGCTGGGTTAGACCAAGTGCGACATATTGGTCGATGATGTTCTGAGTAGACTGGGTTGTTGGCGTGCCAGAAGGGGCAGTGGGAGTGGCTGAAGGAGCAGTGGGGGTGGCTGAAGGAGCAGTGGGTGTAGCCGAGGTAGAGGGGGCAGTTACACCTGCGTCTGGATCTTTACTAAGAAAATCTAATGTTTGGTTGATAGATTCAGTGCCTGCACGTGCAGCCCCCGCCATAGGCCCTGCCAACGTAGCTGCATGAACTGCTTCACCAAATTCATCAAGTATGTCTTGGTAGGTTATATTGTCCCACCCACCTTTAATAGATGCTCTGGTGCCAAGCCCTGTAGTCCAAGATTCACCAAGTTCTTGGATGCCTTCCTTACCCCCAATTTTTGCTGCATCAGCAGCTATAGATTTTGCAGCGTTATATACACCTAGAGCACCATTCCTGGCGTAGTCGCGGATAAAGGCTTGCGCAAAAGGATCACCACCAACCAATGCGTTACTTATAACTGTTGCAGCAGTAGCAATATTAAGCGCTTCAACAGCCCTGCTTTTAGCCAGCCTATCTACTTGATCGGCGGACATTTGCCCGTTTCTGATCAAAGGTTCATACTTTTGTAGGACACCTTCAAAAGATTGTGTTTTGGCTGCACCTCCGTTCTCGGCTGCATCCGTAAAAGTATCAGTAATCAACCCTGCTGCTATAGCCTCAGAACGCATCAAACCCAGTACTTTTGCGCCTAAGCCTACGGCCCCACCAATAAGTATTGATGGCCCTTCAGATATAGCTTCTCTAGCAAGAATGTAATTTCTTGCCTTTGGATATTTGAATATGCCTTCAATAGCAGCTTGGGCCTTACTAGACCACGTAGTGCCCGCAGCTCTATCTCTAGCCCATTGCTCTATCTGCGCCTTTGTGTCGTCAGTTATATAGTCTTGAGCAATAGCAGTTGCTTGCCTAAAATCTCGACCGATTGAGCTAGGCTGGTTTCTGTTGAAAAACCATTCGCCGTAGCTAGTTATTGCCGCACCTACCCCGGTAAGCGCATCTAAGGTGACTGTAAGCGGCGCTTGGAGTTCAGTACCCTCCACCTTACCAAGAAGCGCCTGAGAGCCTGTGGTTATGCCCCCCGGTAGATATCTACCCGTAATTTGAATTACTTCTGAAGTAGCGTAAGGAATACCGTTTGAGTCATAGGCAACTTCACCACCATACCCACTCAGTGGGCGATAGCCCCCCTCTGCAACTCTGTACTTATCAGTCCCTAGAATGAGTTCGTTGTTACTGCGGTTTTCTGCCCCAGACAACTCAGTGATCTTGCTAGAAATCGGGTGCTCTTTCCCGCCACTAGCTTGCCAACGTGCCAATGCAGCAGGCAGGCTTGCCTCATCTCCAGCATGAACGTAACTGGCCATCCAGTTCAAAGTGAACGGATCTAGCTTCGATGTATCAACACCGCTACCCGCAGCCCGCAGAGCACGGGCTTGGTTTTCATGGGCTACAGACGTGTCTGTATTTAGCTGCTGGCCGACCGAGTACGTTGTCGTAGGGCCTGTGTCAAACCCTAATGCTTCAGCTTGTTCTCTGTCAGTGAGAGCAGTCGGCGTGGGAGCAGTCGGCGTGGGAGCAGTCGGCGTGGGAGCAGTCGGCGTGGGAGCAGTCGGCGTGGGAGTTGGAACGCCAGCCGTGGGAGTTGGAACACCAGCCGTAGGAGTTGGAACACCAGCCGTAGGAGTTGGAACACCAGCCGTAGGAGTTGGAACACCAGCCGTAGGAGTTGGGGCAGTGCCGTACCGCGCTATAAGCCGGTCGGTCTCGTCGCCTGTGTCTGTGGTGCTGTTGTCCCGTGCTTGCTGGTTGTACGCATCCATTGCCGAGCCGAAGCCCTGCATGGCCGACATGATCCTTGTCGGATCTCCAGATTCAACCGCCGTTTTCAGCGTCAACGCTTTGGAGGCAAGGCCAGGGATTGGGCTATCCGTAAACGCACTTGCCCCGGCCAAAATCTTTTGTAGGTCACCAGACGCAGCGCCTTGTGCGATGTTTACAGCAGCGTTAATCTGAGGTTGTGTAAACCCGGTCAGGTCTGACAGGCCAGCCGTGATGCCTGATGTGGCTCCTGCTGTGAGTGCAGAAGTCAGGACGTTGCCAAAATTACCGGAGATGACTGCTTGTGGAAGAGCGCCTGCTCCAGCGCGAACTGCTGCTGTAGCAGCGTCAGCTACCCATTGAGGAGCGCCAGCGGCCAATACATCCGCACCAATAGAGTTTGCAAACGGTGTTGTAAGAGACCCAATGCCTGCTGTCAGACCACCTGTAATTGCACCTTTGCCAAAGCCAGAGCCAAAACTGCCACCTTGAGCTTCTGCACCAAGACCACCAAGCGTACCTTGAACCAGTGCGTTAGCTGCAATGGTAGAGCCAAGTGTTGCAGTGCCACCTGCCAAAGCAGCGGAAAGCCCGCCTGTAAGCGGCGCAGCTATAAGCCCTAAAATTTGAATTAAGCCGGGATCAAGGTCACTGCTAGATCCCCAACGTGGAACAATTACAGCTTTGCCAGAAGCGTCTTTGACTACCTCAAACTCTGTCCACCCTGTGCCTGCAGCAGAGTACCCAAGACCGTACCTGCCTGGATCTGATGGTTGTAAGTATTCTTGAGGCGCAGAAAACTCTCGCTCCCCGCCACTTCCAAATCCGCCTAAACGTCCAAATGTTTGATCGCCGTATGTAAGTTGCCCACGGTTTCTTGTAACTGTTGACCAGCTATCCTGACCACCTTCGCCGGTAACGGCGTTAACCATCTCCTCATACGGTGTTTCTTTGACGCCTATCTTTGACAGGTCAGTGATGCCATAGTTGGCAAGAATTTGAGCAAGTTCATTGGCGCGGTTGATGCCCCTGATCTCAGGGTTAAGGCCGTATCCTTGCCACTGCTGTGAAATTTGTTGAGCAAGAGGTTGCCAATCTATTGGGGCAGCAGCAGGCTTACCTACCGTGTACCCCATGTGGTCGTAGAAATACTGGATTTCTTCCGGGGTGGCGTAAGGCGCTAGTTGCTCAGGCGTTATTCCCTGTTGGTTGAAATACTGTATCTTTTGATCACCAGTAAACCCGCCCCAGCCCGTGGGGGCGCTTGACATCCAGTCGGTTGTGGAAGCAGCGGTAACAGGAGCAGGGGTGGGAGTAGGAGTAGGTAACAACGACGTTATGCCGCCAGCATCAGCGTCCCGGTAGAAGGACTCCAACTCTTCTTCGGTTTGCAGGCGAGGGATCATTGCGTCAAGTCGTAGAAGGTCAAAGACCCGATGGCAGCACCGGAAGAGCCAGACAGCACCCGGATGCCCAGCGTATAGATATCACTCGCCCCCGTCAAGGAGGAGCCCAACTGAAGATCCCAGTTGTACGCCGCAGGCTGGTTGATCGTTCCGCTGGACTGATTGGTGGACTTCACGTACTGGATATCTACGATGGTGCCTACCGTCATGGCCGTGGCAGAAGTGTCCTGCTCCACGTTGGCATCGCTTGCAACCGCAGCCCAAGAAGCCCCAGTCAGCCCTGTGCTGTTCTTTGCCAGAATAACCTCAAAGTCATCCCCCGTTGAGGTCGGCATCACGTTAAATTTTACGGGCAGCACCACTGCGTTTAGCGCCGTCGAAGCCAGCCGGATGGACACCAACGGTACAAAGGTCGTGCTGATTGCAGTCAGCGTTGCTGTTCTGCGGGCCACGTGCTCAATGGATGTTTGCTCGTAACCACCCATGTTTTGCACAGATGAGCAAATTTGCTTCATGGATGAAGCGCTGGCCGTCGCTGCGGTGTTTGTAATTTCGTACCGCACCGGCAAAATTGCCGTCTGCATGTAAACAGACGTCTGCGTGTTGTCGTTGTGAAAAATGTGGCAGATCTGTGCCTGACCGTCCACATAGAACCCACAGCGCACATCGCCCGTACCTAACCACTCAAAATCCATGTACAGGATCTGGTTCTTGGTTAGATCCAGTACGCGCCCGCTTGGGCCAGTCCCGTCCATTGGATCTACGTTCCAGTCGGCTTGGTCTACTGTGCGAACATCGCTAGGCGTACCGGGCGTAGGCAAAGAGTTTGATCGCAGGACGAAGGATACAGTCGTGTTGTTCTGTTGAAGAAACACCCCGTTGCTTGTGCTGAAGTACCCCACCCGCTGTCGCAGGTTTGTCTTTGGCGCACCCATCACAAAGGTCGCAAAGAATGTCAGACCCTTACCCGGCTGATACGGCATGCTGCGGAACGACTGCCGCACAACTTCAGAACCACTGGATGTAGTAACGTTTAGCTGGACCGATGACTCGTTGGAAAGGTATGTTGTTGATCCTCCAGTAGCGGTGCTCGTGTCAAATTGAGAATCCGCAGCGTACCGACTTTGACTGTCAAACAGCGTGTACGGCTGCGTGGTAACCAGCCGCCCAAAAGCATCAAGAGCATTAATGGGGAATGAAATTGGGACCGGCGTTGTTGTATTCGCCACGATCTGCTCCAGCAGGTTGTCTATTTGGTTGAAGTACAGGCGCAGGACGTTGACAAGGTTGTCAAGATACGTTGAGTCGTACTGGATCGTCGGCTTCGGCAGCGGAGGCGCACGAAACTTCTTGGTGATGGTTGACCAGATCGTCACGATTTACGCCCGTCAGGCCGAATATCCAGACGCGGAGCGCCCAACTGCCACTGCACACCCAACCCATCCGAGGCCATCTTGATAGACATCTGCCTGCCCCGCACCCGGATATTGACCTGACCCGTGAATGCTTCGATAGGCACCGTTGCCGTGCGCGTGACCACACCGTTGTCCGACCCCCCTAGCGAGGCGGGGCTGTTGTAGCCCGAGCCAGAGTTTTGCAGGGGCAGGAGCGTCATGGTGGCGCTAGGAGACGCAGTACTGGATCCACGGAAGGTCACATCCGGCAGCACCCGCCAGACAAAACCAAATCTGTCGCCATCGTCAATGTCAAACTCAGACGAGGTGATGTAGGCTTCAATCGGGAGCGTTGACGCAGTGGCGTTGTCGTCGTTGCCGGTCTCGTGCTGGACAAGATTGTTTACGTAGGTCGCAGCAATCGGGAAGTTTGAAGTTACTCCGATGTCTGTCCAAGCGGTACGGCCCAGGTTGCCGTAGTACCAGACCTTCTCAAGGTAGTTGTACACCGCGTATCTGTCAATTTGCGTACTGCTGGCAGAGCAGTAGAACCACCAGACCTCGTTAAATTGTTCGTTGGTCCCGGCGCAAACTTGGCTGTACTGATCCAAGTTGATATCACTAAAAATGTACTGGCGCAGATCACAGCTAAGTGTGTTTACACGACCATCGTAGGTGTAAAACTTGTCTTCTCCCATCCAGTACGCCACACCAGCAGCCAACGCTACAGCACGGTCACTGACAATGGAGACGTTATCGGCCAGAAGCTGTGAGCCCCAGACAACAGGAGGACCTAAGTACTGAAGACCGTAGACCGATGTGTCTGTCCAGACCAAGATTTCCTGTCGGGTCTGCAAGGTGGCGTCAATTTTTGAGCCGTGCGACAGGCGCAAACTGCCCGCTTGGTTGGTCGCCGCTGGGGTCCAGTTGACCGCGCTTTCCTGATCCGACCAGCGAATCAGCATGGGGTCGATGTCAGATGACCCGTAATCATTGCAGCCGAAAGCTATCGTGAACCGTGACGCATCAGACACCATGAACAGTGTTTGCACGGTCGGCACATCTGTTGCTCCGGGCAAGGAGTTCAGCGCTACCCCACGAGACGTAAGCCCGGTGGTTGCGTCCCAGTAATACATAGCCCCGCCCTTGGGGCCGTAGATCAGATCTTGACCAAAGTTTTGGTGGTTCCAGATGCGGATGCTGGCCGCGCCAGGAGAACCAATACCCCAAGCCCCAAGGCCCCAAGGCCCTGCGCCCCATCCAGAAAGCGCAACTGCAATCTCGGTTCCCGCACTGACTTGATATGCTGCCGTGACTGTCCCGCCACCTGTAGCGGAGGATGAAGCGTTGGATGCAGCGGTGATCGTGTACTCGTCAGCGGTTGTGACTGTAATCTGGTATTCGCCGTTAAGGGTCAAACCACCAACCGCAGTTGCCCCAGAAAACGTCACAAAAGTACCCGTTGTGGCACCGTGCGCTACATCAGTGACCGTGACCGTGGCCGAGCCGTTTACCGTTGTAAACGGGTTTGTCAGCGTAACTGTTGAAACAACAGGCGTGATGTCGTAGTACGCACCGCCATAGGCAATGTAGTACTTGGTATTAGTACCGACGCCAAGATATGGAACGCCACCAAGGGTAGCCCACTGCCACAGTGACCGACAGACGCCGTTATAGGTCTCGCTAGAAGTGCGTTGCCAACCGCCGATCTTCTCGGGTGTGCCTTGGCGGAAACGAATTTTGTCGCAGGAGAACCATCCGCCCTCGGTGGAGTAGCGGGTTCCTTCGCGGTTTACCCCCGACTTCAACTGCAGTTTTTTGAGTGGCATGTTTACCCCAGCAGTGCCGACTCGGCGGCTCTACGCTTGACCAGACCGGGCAGTACTTTGCCTCCACCGCGCACCCACAGGGCCAACTGCTCCTTGGCACCTTCCCAATCAAGCGCACGGAGTTTGCGCCGCAGGGTGGAGGTCTGGAGTCTACCTGACCCCAGGTTGTAGGTGAAGTCTGCGATAGCGCAGAAGGCCCGCCAGTTTCCGTTGGTCACGCTCCAGGCAAAAAGTTCAGGACACTGCCTGATCACAGCCGAAGCACAGACCCGGCGCAGTTCGTCCATGAGCCAAACATCTGCCACCTCCCGCGTGATGGGCGGGTGCTCCATCGTGACCTTGGAGCCGTCAGGTTTGTAAACGGTGCCCCAACCAATCGTGGGGTAGCCTGCGGGGCAGATGTAGGGGTAGATCAGGCCGTCCTTGCCGACTCGGTGCAGCCCCTCAAACTGCTTGCACAGTGCGACGGCAAGGTCAAGGTTCACGCAAGCCCCCGCTTCGCCAAAGTGCGATCAAGGAACCAGTAGTTGATTGTGCCCGCCACTAGCGCAGCGAAGTCAGACGACATAGCGGTCTTGAACACTTCCACCGGAGGCATGCCTTGCAGCCAAGCGTTCCAGGCAAACCAGATGTGAACGAACGACCAGATGAACAGCACCCAGTAGGTCACGACCGGACGCACCGAAGCGGATAGCGAGGCCACCCAGCCACCGGCCTTCTTCACCATGTCAGTCTGCTGATCCAGCGCCGACTTGAAGGCGTCCAGCACCCCAGCGTCTACGGCCATGCCGTGAACCGCGCCAATCTCCTGAAGTTTCTGAGCACCACGCTGGGCTTCAAGATCGCACTGCCGGTTGAACATCGCCAATTCATGCTGGCGCTCGTTCTTCTTGTCCAGCCACTTCAGGACTTCCGGGGCAAGCCGGAACAACCCGCCGAAAATCGAGCCAAGTAGGCCCCCGCCGAGGATATCAAGCATTTTGTACCTCTACCCAAGTCTGCGTTGCTTCATCCCAGATGTACCGTTTACCGTCTTGCGGGTACGGCACAGGCGATTCCCACTGGCATGTAGCCTCGTTCAGCACCCATGATGGGAACGGCTTCGGAGAAATGAAGGCATCACGCTGGGTGTCATAAAAGAACCCAATCCCAGCGTAGTTCTTGCGGATGTTGCCGTTGTACGAGGTCTGCACCCAGTTTGTACCGGGAAACAGCGATTGGCAAAACGCAATGCCCTTGGCTTCAGATTCCACACCGTTATCCAGCAGTTCGTTGTTGTGGATGACGATGACCTGAAGCACTACGTTGTTTTGATCAAGTTGAGCAAAGTGAGCCATTGATACCTCAGAAGGTTATCGTGCCAGAGGCGTTGAACTGGTAGATAGTACGACCACCGGATGTAGTGACCGTGGGCGACCCTGTGGTTGAAACCGCTGCGCGGGTCGCAGAGATGATGACTACGCCAGAGCCACCTGCGCAAGATGCGCTGTAACTTCCAGCACCTCCACCGCCTGTATTTGCTGTGCCTGCAGTCCCGTTACCTGCATTGTCACAACTACCACCGCCGCCTAATCCGCCAGTACCACCAGTCGCTGCGCCGCATCCTCCGCCGCCACCAGCATAGTATGTAGAAGTTCCAGTTATTGAATAAGAGAGACCATCACCTCCATTGCCTCCCGCACTTGTACCACCCGCACTTCCAACAACTCCAGCGCCACCACCACCACCACCTGCTCTATTAGTGCCAGAAGATCCTCCACCAGTACCGCCTGCATTACCCTGCCCTGAAGTTGCAGTTCCTCCAGTACCTGATGTGGAGAATCCACCACCGCCAGATCCTCCATTGGAACCATTTAGTGTATTTAGTGAAGCTCCGCCACCTCCTGCTGTGGCTGTTATTGCGTCAAATACAGAATTATTACCGTTTGTTCCGTTTGCATTTCCAGTGCCTCCAGCACCACCAGCACCAATAGTTACTGTTATAGCTGATCCGTTTGCGACAGAATAAGACGTTGCATACAGCAACCCTCCTGCTCCACCGCCTGCTGAGCCACCTTGGCTGGGAACTCCGCCACCTCCACCGCCACCAGCAACTATTAGGTAGTCAACAAATACGGGGGCCAAAGGCCAATTGCCCGCCTTGATGTACTGCTGCGCCTGATCAAGCGTCCATATCCCCGGCGCTGCGCTTGTTGTCGGCGCAGTGGGGTTCGCCATGATAAAACCACCGGGGTATTGTTTGCTCATGGTTTAGAACGTGATCGTGCCAGAGGCGTTGAACTGGTAAATGGTGAACGAACCGTCTGTAGTTACCGTGGGAGAGCCAGTAGTTGATGCTGCTGTTTGAGGGGCGCGAACGATGACTACGCCAGAGCCGCCTGCACCGCCAGTTCCCGGATTTCCTCCGCCACATCCACCACCGCCACCACCAGTATTTGCAGTGCCCGGATTACTTGAAGTGTTCGTGGTTCCAGCACCGCCACCACCTGTGCCACCGCTCCCAGGATTTGCGCCAGCGCCCCCGCCGCCACCACCGGCACGAGTTACAGATGTGCCTGTAATTGACGATGCAGTGCCATTACCCCCGTTGCCGCCAGAAGTACCAGTGCCAGCAGCACCAACAGCCCCTGCTCCGCCACCACCGCCCGCGCCATAGTTTGGACCCGTAGAAGCACCCGCACCACCGTTATTGCCTTGTGATGGAGATGTTGAGGGCGTATTGCCTGCACCGCCACCGCCGCCACTCCAAAGACCGCCACCACCAGAGCCGCCTGAACCACCACCTTGGTTAGCGGAATTACCCCGCCCAAAACCTCCCCCCGTAGCAGTAATCGCATTGAATACTGAATCTGATCCAGCGGTGCCACTGGATGCCAAAACTCCTGTACCACCACCACCAACAGTTACGGTTACGGCTACCCCGATAGAGATTGAAAAACTAGACCCGCTTCTATAACCACCCGCGCCGCCTCCTGCGCCACGTTCTGTTAACCCGGTTCCACCACCCGCCCCACCACCTGCAATAACAAGGTAGTCAACCAGCACAGAAGGTAAAGGCCAAGTGCCAGCTTTGATGTACTGCTGCGCCTGATCCAGCGTCCATATCCCCGGCGCTGCGCTTGTTGTCGGCGCAGTGGGGTTTGCCATGATAAAACCACCGGGGTATTGTTTGCTCATGGTTTAGAACGTGATCGTGCCAGAGGCGTTGAACTGGTAAATG